AACGTGGGAGAATGGAAATGCTAGAGTTAATCACGCATAGGTTTGGTAACTTCTTCTGTCCAGTTTGCGATTTTGTTATCTCCACTAGGAGAGATTCATCGCAGATGATGAAGCACGGATGCTGCGACGATTGTGTGACTTACTGGCTAGAACCTCGGCGTAAAGAATGGGAAAATGGGTGGAGACCCAGTGAATCTGATCTGGAGACATACAAGAGCAGATTATCAAGGACACAGATAAGTAGCTAAACAAAAGGGTATCTAAATGTTATCACGCGAAGACATCAATCATCTCGGGCAGATCCTCGACACGACATTCGGCAGGAGCAGCACCTATTCGGGACAGTCATCGATAAAGACTTCTCTTGCTGGAGACGTCCTCTCTGTAAATTTCATCTGCGTCGTAACTCTCGCATCTGAGATCCCACAGAGAGATCAGGTTGTCGGCCACCGAGAAGCTGCTCAAAAGACAATAAACGAATACATGAAGAAGATTCGTGCAGACTTTAAGGAGATGTCAGGACGTGCACTCAAGGCTAAAGAGATAGCTGTCAACGACAGTGTAGAGATCATCTCTGCATCGCCTTACGTCCTCAGAAGATCTGCCTACTATAGGTTTAATGCAACCTTCAGCGTGGGCTGATGTCTGTTGTCAACAAGCAGCGACAGGTTAATGAGGTAATTCGATGCGGAAGAGATCCAAGCTACTTCTTTAACACCTATGTGAAGATTCAGCACCCTATAAGGGGTCTAATTCCTTTTGACACATATCCTTTCCAGGACGATTGTGTTCAGAAGTTTATCGACAATAGGTTCTCTATAGTCGTCAAGAGTAGACAGCTAGGTCTTTCTACTCTTGTTGCTGCGTACGCTGTCTGGTTGGCGATCTTTCAGAAAGACAAGAACATCCTGATCATCGCGACAAAGCTGTCAGTTGCGCAGAACTTCATGAAGAAAGTCAAGACGATGGTGAGAGCACTTCCTCCCTGGCTTCTTCTGCCGAGAATAACAACAGACAATAAGCAGCTACTCGAATTTAGCCACGGATCATCGATCAAGGCAGTTCCAACGTCTGATGATGCAGGTCGTTCTGAGGCTCTCTCTCTTTTGATCATAGACGAGGCAGCATTCGTTCGAAACTTTGACGATCTTTGGACGGGTCTCTACCCGACGATATCGACTGGTGGTCGTGCTATTCTTCTCTCAACTCCTAACGGTGTTGGAGGACAGTACTACAGGCTCTACACAGACGCCGAAGCGGGTCTCAACGAGTTCTGCGCAATGAAGTTGCCGTGGACTGTACATCCAGAGAGAGACCAGGACTGGTTCGAGAGAGAGTCTAGGCCGTTCTCTCCAAAGCAGATTGCTCAGGAGTTCCTGTGCGACTTTGCATCATCTGGCGACACATACTTGGGAGACGATGATCTCAAGTGGCTATGGTCACAGATTCAGGCACCAATCGAGAGAATGGGGCCAGATAAGAATGTCTGGATATGGAAATATCCTCTCTCTGAGCACAGGTACGTCATATCTGGAGACGTTTCTCGAGGAGATTCAAAGGACTATTCGACATTCCATGTAGTAGACACAGGAACGTCAGAAGTTGTTGCCGAGTACAAGGGCAAGATGCCACCGGATAGATTCGCAGAGTTGATGGAGCAGTTCGGGAAGATGTATAACATGGCTCTTCTTTGCCCAGAGAACAACTCTTATGGATATGCAACGATAATAAAGTTGCGTGATCTGAAGTATCCAAAGATCTACAGCACGAAGAAGACGACTGCTTTCCTCGGCGATTTCGTTCCTTCCAATGAGAACGAAGGAGCAGGATTTACAACGTCAGGCAAGACTCGATCCTTGATCTTGACTAAGCTTGAAGAGCTACTTCGAAACAGGAAGATCTTGAGCAAGTCATCGAGGCTGTACGATGAACTCAAGACTTTCGTCTGGGTTGAGAGTCGTGCACAGGCCATGAAAGGTTACAACGATGACCTAGTAATGTCTCTCGCGATAGGGTGCTGGATATTCGATGCCTCAGCAGAGTACAGCCAGGATGCGATGTTACTCAGCCAGGCGATGCTTTCATCGATGGGGACATCAAAGAGACTCTTCAATGGCGCCTCTGCCGACATTATGACCAATGCTCATCAAAGCAATATGATAACAAAGAGAGATCCCGTCACAAGAAGCGAGACAGTTGGGAAAGGAAGAGGTATGATACCTCCTGAACTTCTCTGGGTTCTCAAATAGGAGTAAGAATGGCAAAAGATCAGAGTCTCTTCAGCAGGCTAAGTCAGCTCTTCAGATCTGGCCCAGTCATAAAGCGAAGAGTGAGAAAAATCGATGGAAGCACTGAGACGCAGGACTCAGCTTTCCAGAACTTCAAGAAGACGCAGAGCTACGTGTACAGCACAGCAATGTCTGCATACGGAACCTACGACAGAATGGCTAGGTACAGCGATTTTCAAGAAATGGAATATTGCTTACACGAAGACACTCTAATTGCAGTCCCGGGCGGGTATAAGCGCCTAGGAGAGCTCGCAGCTGACTGTGAAAACAATCCTGGACACACTTTTGTCGTGTATTCATACGACCATAACGAAGGGCGAATTGTTCCTGCAATTGGCAAGCAAGCTAGGCAGACGCGTGTTGATCATGCATACACAGTCACTTTTGACAACGGCCAAAAAATCATTGGGACTCCAAATCACCGCCTAATGAAGCGCGACGGAACGTTCTGCAAGATTGAAGATCTCGCACCAGGTGTCGCAATGATGCCATTCTATCGGAGAGATCTCTTTAACGGATGCAAGGATGAAGGCGCCGGATATCGCTGGATCTACACAATGGATCGTAGATCGAAGATGAACGGCTGGACACCTGAACACCGACTCCTTGCTGAGATGATCAAAGGTGAGCCACTCGCAGACGGTGAAGTCGTTCATCATCTAAATTTCACCAAGCATGATAACAGGATAGAAAATCTGCAAATAATGAGCGATTCAGATCACAGGCGTCTTCACGTTGAAATAGTCAATGGAAAGAAGTGGTCGAGAGAGAACATTGCCTGGATCGAAGAGTTCAAGGCGCGTCATTCTAAGTTCATGACTGATAATAATCCTGCTGAAAGACGGGATATTACATTCGGTAGGATTCTTGAGACTTGCGAGTCTGTCGGATTTAATCTCTATCGTCTTTGTGAGTCACTTGACACGGATCCTGGTGTAGTAAAGCGTCATCTGCGCAGGAACGGTTACGATAACTTTGAGACATTTGCAAAGGCCTATAACCCTGATTGGCAGAATGCAGGATGGGATAACAGAGGCGAGAAGAATCCAAGATATGTCAAGAGTGTAACTTTTGACAGCATTTGTGCAAAGTTTGTAAAAGGAATGAATAAAAAGAGCCTTGCAAGCGCTCTTGACACAACAACTACAGTGATCGATAGGAGACTTAGAGATCGCGGGTACAGCAACTATAGACAGTTTAATCAGAAGTACGACAACCTCAAGGTTTCTTCAATCGAATATCACGGAGTAATTCCTCTCTATGATCTTACTGTCGATGGTTACAAGAACTTTGCGACTGACACAGTTATATCTCACAACACACCAGAGATCGCGTCAGCTCTAGACATCTACGCTGAAGAGACTGCACCCTATGATGAAAAGGGAAGAGTTCTACACATCTTCTCTGAGAACCCTACAATTCAGAAGGTACTTGATGATCTCTTTTTCGATACTCTTAACATCGATTTTAACTTAAACTCTTGGACCAGAAATCTGGTCAAGTATGGTGACTTCTTCCTCTTCAATGACGTTGATCCAAAGTATGGTATCATCAATGCTTACCCGATGCCAGTCAACGAAGTAGAGAGAGAAGAGGGCTTCGATCCTAAAGATCCACTTGCTGTTAGATTTAGATGGGTATCTCAGGGAAATCAGGTCCTAGAGAACTGGCAGGTCTCGCACTTCAGGCTGCTTGGTAACGACGCCTTCCTTCCCTATGGATCATCTGTCCTTGAGTC